ATGTGGCGCGCAGGATGTATCACGTGGACCATATTGTGCCCAGTGCAGCACTTGCAGCGGCCACGGGGTGCTCGGTGAGTGCGTTAACCAAGATTGTGAAAAAAGGCGAGGGCGCGTTTTATTCGTCGGGGTCGCGTCCGAATCAAAGCCCGCAGTCGTGGGGCTACGCGCGGCTGGCCAGTGCCATCACGGGCGGTAAGGCGGCTGCGGTGGACTACGCCATTCTTGAGAACGGGTGCAATCCCAGGAGCAAGGCGCTGCGTCTGGCCCGAACCGCAAAAAAGGGAGCCGCGCGCAAAATCAGCATTTAATAAATTCAATAAATTAAATAATTGTATTAAACACAAGACACAGCACACAACCATAATCATATGAAAGCAATCGCGGTGTTTCAAGGCAGACTAAAGGGCAGTCACGTGTCGTTCCGGCAGGACGACCCGTTTTCCCCGGTGAAGGTTTCGGGTCACATTGAAAACTTGGCGCCGGGCAAGCACGGGTTTCACGTGCACCAGTTCGGCAACCTGCTGAGCAGCGACTGCACCAGCTGCGGCGGGCATTTCAACCCCACGGATGCGGATCACGGGTCACGCACTAATTTAAATTCGCACGCGGGTGATTTTGGCAACATAACGGCCACAAGGGAGCATTACAGCACGTTCCATTTTTCCACCACCAAGGTCTCTCTGTTTGAGGGGGAGCTGTCCATCATCGGGCGGTCGCTCGTCGTGCACGAGGATGAGGACGACTTGGGGAAAGGCGGACACTCGGATTCGCTCACGACGGGACACGCGGGGAAGCGGCTGGACTGCGCCGTGATCGGGTACGACAAGGACTGAATGAATCCGTGCAATGAATTCAATTCGTGTGAAAAATAAATTAAACACATCTCCTTTAATTTATTTTATCACATATCCATTTTTTTGTACAATCGTTGCGTTGTATGGGTTGATGGGTTCCAGCGCATCCATTTCTAAAGTGAATTACGAGGACATGCAGTGCGTGTGTCGCACGGCAAGCGGGGATCATCACAAGTATTCCAATTATTACGCGCCGACGCACCCGTGGCTCCTGATTAACACGCTGCCGCCGGGCATGCAGGGTTGCTTGATTCCGGGCACGCTGCCCATTGATGAAGAAGAAGTGTCCGTCAACGCCATGCTGTCCGAAACGAAGGGGAAGGACCGCGAGATCATCGTGTACGGAAAAAACGCGAACGATGAAACGGTGCTCAAAAAGTATCAGCAGCTCATGAATCTGGGGTTCAAAAACGTGTGCGTTTATCCGGGCGGCATGTTTGAGTGGCTGATGTTGCAGGACATTTACGGCGCGGTCAGTTTTCCCACCACGTCCAAGGAGATGGACATTCTGAAGTACAAGCCGCCGAAACGCACTGTGGGGAATAGGATGATACGCAACTGAATAGAAGCACATAAATTAACGCATTGTATTATATTATAGACATGTGTTTATAGTATAGTAAGTAACTGCCTCCATTTAATGCAACCCTCGGCCATCATGTTTCATTGGACCGCCTGCATTGGCTTCGTTCAAAGCCTGTTTTTAGCGGTCGTGAATCCGCCTACCTTGATGCGCGCGATGTACACCGGGACCGCGCTAGTGAATGTGTATTATTACAGCTTGAGCGCGCAACTGCACGAGCCCAGCCGTCAAACCATGCGGCTCTACATTCCCGACGACGAGCAGTGCATGCTCCGAGTGTCCCGCGCAGCCAAATGGGCCAGTCGCGGCCTGTATGTCGCGTCCATTGTAATGGACGTTTTGTACATTGTCGTTGTGACCGACTACGACATTTGGCTCACCATGATGATGTTCATTGCGTGCGGGTTCTATCCCGCGATGAAACTGCTGCGCTGGTGCGCGCCGGAAATTAACACCGCCGTTGCGCGGCGCCTTCAGCACACCAATGGCAACAATGGCAATAACCGCAACTATGGCCAATACGGCAATAATAATAATAATAGTAACGAGACGCGAACCCCCGTGCATGCCGAGTATTCGCTACTGGATGACACCGACCATCGCAATACGGTGCAGCAGCGCTTCATGATGAAGCAGGTGCCGCGCATGCTGGCCATGATTGCGCTGAGCGCGTGCCACATGGCGCTCATGCTAGACGTGCGGTCGTCGTGCGCCAGCATGGCAATGAATGCTGCCGCAAATTCATCTGCCATTTTTATCTGGGTTTGTGACTAAAAAAAAAAGATAATAAGGGTTATAAATTTCAAAGTGTTTTCAAAGTGTATCAATGAACTGTTTAATTTCCGCAATGCGTTGGGTTGCAGTGACTTCAATTTCTGGATTGGCGTCAATGACCAGTTTTTTGCATGTGACGGTGTCGCTATGGATCCACGCGTCGTGATAGTCGTGGCACTTTTGAATGTAGTCCAGTGGGATGGTCTCGCCCTCGCGTCCTCGTTTATGAATGCGCTGCATGCACGTTTCGGGATCCGCGCGAATGTAGACGAGTCCCGCTACGGGCAGGTCGCGCACAAATTCGTCAAACCACATGTTGTAAATGGTGTATTCGTCGTGTTCAATGTCGCCGCTGTCGTAGAGCATTTTGGCGAAAATGTTGCGGTCGGTGTCCACGCTGCGCTCGGTTACAATGACGCGACACCCCGGAGTTTCGCGAACCGTTTGGCGCAGCAACGCTAGGCGTGAAATGTAGGCCATCATTTGGAATCGGAATGCAAACGCTTTTTTGTCCTTGTAGAAATTGGTCAAGATGGGCACACCTGCCGCATCCTTAACATGGCGCCATAAATCCACGGGCTCCTCCACGAAATGCACGTCGTCGCGTCCCGCATACGCCTCCTTCAGCATGTCCCATGTGGTGGACTTGCCGGAGCCGATGTTGCCGTCAATGCTCACAAGCAAGGGCTTAAGCAATTGCGATTGCGATTGCGTCGTCGTCGTCGTTTCGGAATGTGTCATATTGTTTGAACAGGGGTTATGTTCTATTGCTGCATTTGTTTTAACTGGGTTAAACTAAAATCAATTTTTTTGACTATCCTGGCGTAAAATCAAATTGTGAATGCATTTAAAGAAACGATGACACAAGTTTATAACTGGTTGCTTTTCATATCAACACACAACACACAACACACAACACCATCAATACCGCATTGCAGAAATGGATTTAACACAGGGCAAGCTTACCAAGAGCGAATGGGACAACATGGAGGTTCCCGAATCATACGACGAGCAGCAAATTTGCCAGCTGATCAAGGACGGGTATCACGACGTGAACATTGTGCGCAACCCGAGTCAGACGCTGTTGCAGTACATGAAAATTGCGCCGTCGGACGAAATGCACGCGCACATGCACGAGCTGTACTTCAAACAGCACGTGGACGAGATGCGCGAGGCGTTCGCCCTGGCCGATTTTGAAACCGACACGGACAAGAAGAAGCTGGTGAAGAAGGCGGACCTCATCCGCATTCAAAACACGAACAGCAACTTGGAGGACCAAAAAACAAAGATTTTTGAATTTGTGCTGCTGTCATTGCTGTTAAACCTGCTGAACAACAAGTTCCCGCACATGTATCCGCACTGGAGGACGCACATGCAGGGCATGAAGAAGAAGAAAGTGACGACGCCACCCGCCGTTCCCAGCCGTCCCAAGTGGATGTACTACTACTACAGCGTTTGCTTGATTCGGCGCAACCGGATTGAGCACATGAACCCGCACGTGGCCGCGTTCATTGACCACGTCATTGCGCTGGTGGAGGCGGATTTTGACCCGGCCGTGTTCATTGCGAAAGCCCACGACCACGTGGAAAAAAACGAGTTTGTGTTCAAGTGCAGCGACACAAAGCTGTACGAGCATCAAAAACAGATTTTCACGGTGTTCAAGACGAATCCCAATGTGCCCAAGCTGGTGCTCTACATTGCGCCCACCGGCACGGGCAAGACGCTGACCCCCATCGGCCTGAGCGAGCAGTACCGCGTGATTTTCGTGTGCGCCGCGCGCCACGTGGGGCTGGCGCTGGCCAAGGCCTGCATTTCCGCGAAAAAGCGCATCGCGTTTGCGTTCGGGTGCGGCAGCGTGGACAACATTCGCCTGCATTATTACGCGGCCAAGGACGTGGTGCGCGACCGCCGCACGGGCGGCATCCGCAAGGTGGACAACAGCGTGGGCGACAACGTGGAGATCATGATCAGCGACATCAAGTCGTACCGGCACGCCATGTACTACATGAACGCGTTCAACCCGCTCAATAAATTATTACTGTACTGGGACGAGCCCACCATCACCATGGACTACGCCGAGCACGAGTTTCACGCCGTCATCAAGGACAACTGGACGGAGAACATTGTGCCGAACGTGGTGCTGTCGTCGGCCACGCTGCCACAAGAGGCCGAGATGGCGCCGACGATCATGGATTTCCAGGCGCGGTTTTTAGGCGCGCAGGTGCACAGCATCGTGAGCCACGATTGCCAAAAAACCATTTCGTTGGTGAACAAGGACGGCTACGTGCAGCTGCCGCACCTCATGTTTGCTGACTGGGCCGACATGCGAGCGTCGGCGGCGCACTGTCGTGCCCACAAAACGCTGCTGCGCTACTTTGATTTGCGCGAGGTGGTGAAGTTCATTGCGCACGTGAACGAGGGGCGGCTCTGGACGTCGTCGCGCTACGCCGTGGAGCGGCATTTTTCGAACATTGCCGACATCAACATGACGAACATCAAGGCGTACTACTTGGAGCTGCTGGAAAACGTGCAGGCGGACCGGTGGCCCGAAATTTGGGCGCACTTCCAGGCGCAGCGCACCCGCATGCACGCATCCAACGTGAACATCACGGCCCAAGACGCGCACACGCTGACGTGCGGTCCGACACTGTTTTTGGCCAACGACGTGGAGAAGATTGCCAAGTTTGCGCTGCAGATCGCGCAGATTCCGGAGTGCGTGATGGGCGACTTGATGGACATCATTGAGCACAACAACGTCATTAAGGATGCCATGGCGGAGCTGGAGCGGGAAATTGAGGATAAAATGGAGGAGGGGACCAATGACAAGGACGGCAAGGACGGCAAGGACGGCAAGGACAAGGACAAAAAACACAGCAAGAAGCTGGACGACATGCGGTTCAGTCCCGAAATCAAACGGCTGCAGGAAAAAATGGACGAGCTGCGACAGCAGGTGAAGTGGGGGGCGTTGAACGACATGTTTGTGCCGAACCGGGCGGAGCACTTGAAGCGGTGGGCGCCGCATCTCACCGCCGAGGAAGCGGCCATGACCGGCGCGTTCACCTCGCGCGTGGAACCGGAGGACGTGGAGCGCATCATGGTGCTGCCGATTGAAAACATATGGAAGGTGCTTCTCATGATGGGCATTGGCGTGATGACGGACCAGGCCAATTCCAACAAGACGTACACGGAGATTATGAAGGAGCTGGCGCAGAACCAGCGGTTGTACCTCATCATCGCGTCCACGGACTACATTTACGGCACAAACTACCAGTTCTGTCACGGGTACTTGGGTAAGGATTTGAGTAACATTAGCCAAGAAAAAATCATTCAGGCGCTGGGGCGCATCGGGCGCAACAAGCTGCAGCAGGAGTACAGCATCCGGTTCCGCGACGACGCGCACTTGGTGCAGATTTTTCAGGCGTCGACGGTGGCTAAACCGGAGGTGGTGAACATGGCGCGCCTGTTTTCATGATGATGCTATGCCCAGAGGGAAAATTTCGTACTGGGCTGCGTCGTTGTTCCATTGGCCCACGATTTGTTTGGTGTCGGGGTCGTGCAGGGTGGAGAAGGGTTGGTCGGGGAGCTTGCAAATCAGGAACTTGGTGCCGTTGATTTCAAGAGGGTAGAATGAGGGCATTGATTGGTTGTTGTTGGTTCCGGTTCCCTTGAGGTTGTCGTTGTCGTTCATTTGTCCGATCCGATATTTTTTTTTGAAATGCAATCAATTTTTTATATTACTTTTCAGAAAAATAAATATAAACACAAATGTAGTTCAATATGAATGTATTACAACCAACACACCCACGCATGTTGAACGAAAATGAAATTCGCAAATTCCAGTGCAGCCAGTGCCTCAAATCCAAGCACGTGCTGAAGAAACTATCGGACCAGCAGCATCGCGGGTTTGCTTGCGACGAATGTTGGATCACGAATGATAAACAAACACGTTACGGATATAGCAAGTGTTCCATTCAGTAGCAAGAAGCGCGTGCATTTTCATTGAATTTTGTATATGATATATGTTATGATATCATATTCCAAGTCCGAGTCCGAGTCCGAGTCCGAGTCCAAGTCCAAGTCCGAAACCGAATGCAAACATGGCGTCCACCGTATCCCTCTGAAAATTTGAAAACGCCGCGATTCGTGCAAACATATAGCACCACCAACCCGTATGCCGTGCGGGAACAGCAACCGCAACAACAGCAGCCTCAAGGGAACCAGAACCAACACTCACAATCATTTTTCCAGGGTCAATTCCAAGAACTCAAACATTCCAAACGAGAGAATAACAGCGACAAAATATATGAACGCGGACTAACCCCGCAAGTAGGGATGAACCCATTTTTACAAGGCAATAACTATCTCCAAGATTTGGAAACTCAGAATGAGTTTTTGAAACCGTTGAACTCCAGCCTTACATCAAGTAAGAGCAGTTGATCCGACCCAACGTCATAACAAAAAATGTATTAAAATGAAAAAAATTGAATTGCTTTTTTCATTTGTCTTATTGCAATCAGGCCTAACGGCAAATCCAAGTTTCCAACTTTCCAACTTTCCAAGTTTCCAACTTCCAGATTTAGCTTTTCAAAGCATTTGATACACTATTATTGATTTATTTGTTGTTCAATGGCACAATCAAAATCACCCCTTTATGTCGTGGCCAAATGTCCCACGTTGATTCTCACCCACATGACTGACGTGGAACGTCGGTTCAGTGAGTATGACGCCATTGTCCAAACGGCGGTTGCAAATTATGTTGATTGGTCCCGTGACGATTTCGTTGCACTGCTCAGAAAGCATGCAAAGCCCATATCGTCTCTCATGAACGAGATTCGCAGTCTTCGCAAAATGATGATTCGCATCATTCAGGTTCAACGTCAGCAAATCAACAAATACTGGAAAAGTATTCGTGATGGGCGCAAAACCGTGAAACGTGGTGCGCCTGCTTCGTTGGAATCTGTCACCATGGAAACCATGATACAAATGGCATTGCGCGTGATACAGGACATGAAGGATGCCATTCCATCACTCATTCAGCCACTTGTCTCGCGAATTCACAGCAAGCTTTGCACACTGCATCAACGCATGTTATTGTTCAAACAATTCACGGAGTCAGACCGTTGCACATTCGAATGCCACGAAGGCAACTGCTGCTGTCAGTTTCAGTGCCAGTGCAATAGCGTCGGTATAAGCTGTCATGCCTGCCACCAAGGCGCACATGAACAATGCAAGTGCAACTGTTCAATTTAGCAATTTAGCCAAAACAAAACAAAACAAAACAAAACAAAACAAAAAAACATTTTTTATCTGAATCAAAATATATACGGAAATGAAATATTTTGATTGGTTGTTTAGGAATGAATCAATTGCGCTTTCTATTTACGCAGTGATTTTGTTTTTTGCATTGACTCCTGGAATTTTGGTTAGAATTCCTTTTGGCGGGTCTAAGATCACGGTTGCGCTAACGCATGCGGTGATATATGGTATTGTTTGGTATTTTACAAGCCATTTTGTATGGCAAGCACTGCATGAAGATGAAGATGATACCCATAATTGATAAAAAATGAACATTCCGCTCCTGTGTCTGTGTGTAACATTTTTTATCAATGTTGTTTTAATTTGGTTCCTCCATTGTATGCGTAGCCGTGACCCTCTCTTATCATTTGTGCATTCACTGTGTTTTCAAAATCATACGTTGTGCTGGTTGCATCATCATCGCACATGACCGATACCAACAACCTGCCGTACTTGTCAAATTCATGGCAGCGAACTTTGAAATGGTCCTTTGCACTCAATAGTTCTGACAACCGGTTTTTTGCGATGACTGCATTTTTCTTGATTTCCTCTCTGTTTTCCAATGACAACGACGGCTTCATTTCTGGACTGTCATAGCCAAACATCCTGGCCTTGAAGTGATACACGGAGTCGTAATGCGAAATGATGATGTTGAAGGTGTCGCCATCGTAAAAATCAACCGCTTTGGCGTAAGTGGTCAGCCCGTTGAACGAAAACAGGGGGGTGTTCGCCTTATTGGCTGCGGTTAGTCGGTCTAGGTTGTAGTTCATGTGTGGAGTGAAAATGTGGTTCTAAATCATGCATGACATAATGTCTTTAACATTCTTGCGTGAAATAATATAAAACGCGCACATAGTATAATTGCACAGCGCACACAGATGACCGATTCCGAAACAGACATGCGCGTTGTAAAGCGCAACGGCGAGCACGAGGTTATTGCTTTTGACAAGATACTGGCCCGCATCCGCAACGTGGGTCAGCAAGCCGGAATTACTGCAGTGAATTACACCGCCCTTGCCATGAAGGTCATTGACCAGCTGTACGACGGCATCCCGACGACAAAAATAGACGAGCTCACGGCGGAGCAGTGCGCCACCATGGCCACGCAGCACCCCGACTACGGCACACTGGCTGCCTACGTCATCGTGTCCAACCACCACAAAATCACGCCGACCACGTTCTACGAGGCCATGCGCCAGTTGCACGAGTTCACGGATGTGCGCGCCCAACCATCCCCCCTGATTAACGACGAGTTCTGGGCCGTCGTTTCTAACAATCGCGACGAGCTGGAGGCCATGGTTGATGCATCGCGTGATTTTTTGATTGACTACTTCGGGTTCAAGACGCTGGAGCGCGCGTATTTGATGCGCACCAACGGACGAACGGTGGAGCGCCCGCAGTACATGTGGCTGCGCGTGTCGGTCGGGATCCACGGCGCCGACATGGGCAAGGTGCGCACCACGTACGACTTGATGTCGCAGAAGTACTTCACGCACGCCACGCCCACGCTGTTCAACGCGGGGACGCCGCGGCCGCAGCTCAGCAGCTGCTACTTAATTGCCATGGAGAGCGACAGCATTGACGGCATTTTCAACACGCTGAAGGAGTGCGCCAACATTTCCAAGCACGCGGGGGGCATCGGCGTGCACGTGCACAACATTCGGGCGACGGGGAGCCACATTCGCGGGACGAACGGCGTGTCCAACGGGCTGGTGCCCATGCTGCGCGTGTTCAACAACACGGCGCGCTACATTGACCAAGGCGGCAAGCGCAGCGGCACGATTGCGGTGTATTTGGAGCCGTGGCACGCGGACATTGCGCACTTCCTGGAAATGAAGATGAACCACGGCGACGAGGACGCCAAGGGGCGCGACCTGTTTTACGCGTTGTGGGTGCCTGATTTGTTTATGACCCGCGTGAAGGCGGACGCGGAGTGGAGCCTGTTTTGCCCCGACGAGTGCCCCGGTTTGTCCGACGTGTACGGCGACGAATTTGACACGCTGTATGCCAAGTACGAGACGGAAGGGCGGCAGCGCAGCAAGGTGAAGGCGCGCGACCTGTGGTTTCGCATCCTGGACAGCCAGATGGAGACGGGCACGCCGTACCTGTGCTACAAGGACGCGGTCAACCGGAAAACGAACCAGAAGAACCTGGGCGTCATTCGGTCGTCCAACTTGTGTTCGGAGATCATGGAGTACTCGGACGACGCGGAGACGGCGGTGTGCAACTTGGCCAGCATTGCGCTGAACCGGTTCATAGCGGGGAACCAAGGTTCCCCGCACCCCTCCTCTAAGCTGCCCCCTCATTCATTGGTAGAGGATGGCGGTGCCAATCACGAAGATACTGGGAACCAGGGCGTGGGGGTGCGGGGGGCGCTTGTCGCCCCCCGGGGGTTTGACTTTGAGAAGCTGCACGAGGTCACGCGCATCGTGACTGAAAATCTGAACCGCGTGATTGACGTGAATTATTACCCCACGCCGAAGACGCGCGTGAGCAACATGGCGCACCGGCCCATCGGCATCGGAGTGCAGGGCCTGGCTGACACGTTCATGCTGTTGGACATGGCGTTCAGCAGCGACGAGGCGCGCACCTTGAATCGGCGCATTTTTGAGACCATGTATCACGCCGCGCTGACGGCGTCGTGCGACTTGGCGGAGCAGCACGGGCCATACAGCACGTTTGCGGGGTCGCCCGCGTCACAGGGCATCCTGCAGTACGACATGTGGGGCGTGGAGCCCGAAGCGGGACGGTATGACTGGGCCGCCTTGAAAGCACGAATTGTGAAGCACGGCTTAAGGAATTCGCTGCTTTTAGCGCCCATGCCGACCGCCAGCACGTCGCAAATTCTGGGCAACACGGAGTGCTTTGAGCCGATTTCTAGCAACATTTACACGCGACGCACCATGGCGGGCGAGTTCATTCTGGTGAACCGGCACTTGATTGCGGATTTGCAGGCGGCGGGGCTGTGGAACGAGGGCGT